GCACCCTTGGATTCATTACCTGAAACCTTGGTAAGCTTTGCGTTAAGTTCTTCGAGGGATTTCTTGCCAGAGTTGGCTTTGAGTTTAGAAAAGTCAATCATATGTATTCTCCATATTTGCGTTGTATAGCGTTGTATTGTTTTGTGTTGAGCAGTATTCGCTCGCAACATTATTTAGTATAATATATTCACTCAAAATAGTCAAGTACAATTTTTTTCATTTTCTCCTTATCATATTTTATAAATGGTGTATATTTTTCAATTTTTAATTTCACAGAATCATAAATCATATCATATTTCATCTTAGAATCCCAATGGTTCTTAGCACCAGTAAGATCTAAGAGAATACACAATGTTTCTAGGTCAATATCATTACCAAGAAACAATTTAAGGAGTAATGGGTGTTCATTATCCTTAACAATAAAGTTTTGGTTGAAGTCGGAGTCAAGCTTACCAAGCTGCTGCTTGAAAACATATGTAAGCGACTGCTGACGCTTCAACCATTGTTTGTATCTATTTTCTGCTTCTTCACTGTAAGCTAACTCACGAATCCAATACTTTTCATTATCAGAAAGATTAGCTATAAGAAAATTATGAACGTCTGGGTGTTTTGCTAATTTTTGAAAAAACAGTTTATCTTTTCTATTGTTAAAAGAATCAGAATTTACTTTTAATTTACCGTTGTATCTAAAATAGTCATAATTTGGTTTTGTAAAATGATTTTTGAGGGCAAGATATTCTTTGTAACACTCAAATGCTGACATCATTTAGATTGGCAACTTTGCCCCTCTTTTAAGGATATTTAAAGTTTCTGCTTCTGCTTGAATTTTAGATTTCATAGTTGGATCTTTTTTTATCCAAAAAGCAGCAGTTTCTAATTCTAGATTATTTTTTTCACACCATAAAACTACAGCATCAATATACTCTATATTTTTTTCTTTGCATAAAAATTCAATTTCTTCAACAAAAAAGTTTTTCATTTTTTCCTCATTTTTGGTAGGAGTGGCAGGGATCGAACCTGCTCGAGAACGCTAATCCGGCGCTGAAAGACTTATAAGGTCTCCCTGTGTACCAACACCCACTCCCGAAACTGGCGACTCCGGTAGGACTCGAACCTACGACCTAAAGATTAGAAGTCTTTTGCTCTAATCCTGCTGAGCTACGGAGCCAAATTACTTTTTTAGTATACTATATTTTTGGTAAAAAGTCAAATGATTTTTGTGGGCCCATTCTGTTGCTAGGCGGAACCCATACCCCGACAATCACTGCTTAAGCAGCAAGAGCCATTGGTGCGTAATTATCATTAGCACTTGTAGTTTTTCTTGCGTTAACCCAGCTTGCGCGGGACAATCTCCACATTCCTATTCAATGCCTGTCGATCCTAATTCACCCCCATCAAAGATACACTAAGCTGATAACTTTAACCCTCAGCCGCTGGCACTTTTAGTGTATCTATGGTGGAGGTGGTGGGAATCGCACCCACGTCCAGCACACCTTTCAGTCAGCTTCATCGACTGTATTCTTATTTATACAACCTTTAACAAAATTGTATTTTCATTAATACGATAAGCCAAAGGTGACTGCTTATCCATCTCATCCATCAGTTTTTTCAATACGATTTTACCTCCTTTCAAAACTCGATCAATAAAATATTCTGATTTACGACCTGTTCGTTTGGTGATAGAAGTATTCTCATTATAGTTAATAATACTCGTACCTTTGATCTGAAGCCCGCCACGATCAAGAGCTCGAAGTACTGTAAGAGTTTTATATTTTGTATTAAAAGTCCAAAGTTCGTTACATCCAATAATTTTTTCTGGACTTACAGAAGCGATCTTGAACGTATTATCTTCCTTTTGATATTTGAGGTTACTCAGTTTCTTTTCAACTGAAATAGTACGAGGCTTTCGAGGCTTGCGAATTTTCTTAGATGTATCAGTATAACGCTCAGCGTCTTCAATTAGCATGTTGAAAAAAACAATATCATATTCCATTTTTTTCTTAGGAACACTAGCATATGCCTCAACAAGTTGTTTATCAACGCCAGAAATAGCATCAAGCAATTCCTGTAACCAAGCAGTGTAACGTTGAGGAATCATTTCAGCATAAACAGTGGGTATTTCTTTCCTTTTCAACCACTCATATAATGAGAAATCAGGAGTGTTCGCTCGTTCATCAACAATATTTTCGATTTCACCCAGAATTTCATCAGCCTTTTTTTTCATACGCTGTTGAATAGAAACTGTAGGATTATCAGTAGGAGAAACTTTAGTATGCTCTTCAATCTTACTAAGAATATTTTCTAAAGATTTTTGTAAAAAGTCCCTTGTTTTTTGAGGGACTTTTCCGCCACGACTGATAATACGTGCAACCCAAGCAGCTGTTTTCGGAATCCAAACATCAGGAACTGATTTGATCTTTTTAGCGTCAGCTGCACGATTAGAATTTTTAAGATAAGTTTCTAGATACTCTCGCGCATCATCTTTCGAACACATATAATGGTACCAAGTCAGCGCATTACTATATTCCGATTGTGTATAATTGTCATTAAAAACAGGCTCGTCGCCAAGATATTTGTTATTCACTAACCAAGTTTCGTTTTTGGTTTTCCTTATAACTTTAGATTTTTTACGAATAACCGCGCGACGAGCCATTTAGTTTCTCCAGTGTTAGAAGTAGCAATTAAGCTGCTTCTGCCATTTCAATTGCTGTTTCAAGAGCCTTAGTCTTCAAATTCTTATTAGCGCCATACCAAGCTGAGGTAAGGCGAGTATCAGCCGAACGACCAACAAGATGATCGGTCATATAAGTGACAGCGTTAAATGGTTGCCACCAGCTACCTTCAGCATATTCAGCTCCTGGCTGAGAATGAAGAACATCAAGAGCGATTTGAGCATTGCGCGACAATTCCTTTTCTTTCTTGGATGAAGAATTAACAGGGAAGATACGGCAGAAATATTCAACAATATCTTCATCCTTAGCTTTCTTAGAACCAAGAAACTGGGCCATTTCCTTGTACTTACCCAGCTTGTCAGTAGCAATACCCAGCATTTCTTTGACGTTATCAGGTTCAAAGATCTTGCGGTGAGAAATCTTAGCCATACGTTCAACAGAAGAGTTGAGTGAAAGAGTAAGAGTATTGTTACAAACTACACGGATTGGTGTGAACCGAACGTCAGTTGAACAACCATACTTATGGAAGTTCGAGAAAAGAAGGTAAGCATCAATCTGATCGCCTTTGAATAGTTCAAAGGATTCTTTAACCTTGGCAAGACCCCAAACGATCTGACCGCCTTTCAAAGAACCAGCTGTATGCATTTCCATATCACCAGCCATAACAAATTCGTTAAAGAATTCAAACGCATCTTCGTTTTGTACAGGATTCCAGTCATCGCTCACCACATCTAAAATATGATTATCACGATCACGAACTAGTGCAGATTTACCGATAGAGATATTCTCACCAGCGATTTGAGCGTATGCAGGCACTTTTTCCACACGCCAATTTAGGTTAGCAGCATCAAGCATCTGTACAGGAGTAAGATCTGCTGGAACCTCAACACCAAGACCATGCCAGGGCAGAGCGCCTGCATAAGCCATAGAAGCTTTACCATTCACAAATTCAAGTTCATGAGCCATTTTGTTTCTCCTTCAAAAAATAGTCTCAATTTCAATTTACAATTATATAATACGCTATTTTTCAAAAAAAGTCAATACATTTTTTTATAAAAATGAAAAATAATTATCGACAATATCTTGGAGATCTTTTTCGACCGTCTCGTAGTATTCTTTATCCATAATGGCGATAAGAACATCATGATAGTCTTCTTCAATCAAATTTTCTTTGCATTCTTTAAGAAAAGATTCGGGTGTATTAACACTATACGAACGAGGAAAATTAATAACTTTCATCTTCACTCTCCTTTATTTGGAAGTATCTTATCAATTAAATCATAAAATTCTAATTTTGGAGTTTCATGATTGTTTGGTTTGTTAATATCGTTAGTTCTAATTCCTGTTGGAATATTATATTTTTGTTTATTTTCCATTGAATATTGTAATTTCTTTTCAGTTTCTTCATCCCAATTAACTGAAACAGTTACAGGTCTTTCTGAATAGTTTATTTTTACTAATATTGCTATTTTTTTAGCACCATTTACAGAATAAATGGTATAGCCTTCTATAGAACCATCAATTTCGTAATTATTGGGTTTTGGTTTGCCAAGCATATTATCAGAAACCAAAAACGACATATATGACTGGATCAATAGCATAGCTATGATTACAACCTTATTATACCATTTAATTGGTAAAAAGGCAATAGCTAATGTTGCTATAAACGTCCCGAAAAGAGAAAAAAACAAAAACCATTTAGTTATTTCGTAATCTAGATACCAGAGCATATTAAAAACCTGGGTTGTATGGTTGTGGCTGACCTAAGAAATCATATACAAATGATTCTTTTGATTCAAGATCAACTTTTGTTATCTTACCATCTTCATCAGTGTAGAAGATAAAAACTGTTTCTTCCTGACCTCTTTCGGTCAGTGTTAATTGTTTAGATTCTATTAGTCTAAAATTTGGATCTATGCTTATAAGTTCTACTGTACAATCTGGGTGTGTGGAGTTAAGTCTATAAAGATGTATATTCACTACAAATCTTGTTTCAGCTTTGAGTTTTATGTATAATATTTCTTGATTGGTTTCATCTTTTTTAATTTTAATACTATTTGTTATGATATTATCATTGACTGAACCTGTATCATCATAATCAAGGTACATTACTTTACCTTGTCTGTTTTTAAAGCTTATAATTTCATCGTTTAGATCTGATTTTACCCAAAGATCAACATCTGTATCATAACCTTTATTCCATGTCAATTTAACTACTAAATGACCACGAACGTCCATATTAGTAGTTGTCACTGTTTCTGTTTTAAGAATCATAAGAAGTATGATAAAAAGTGCGGCAAATCCAAGCATTAGATTTAGACTAAGATCAACATAGCCTATAGAACCTAGACCAAATTTATTTTTATTTTGTTTACTCATGTTCAATTACCAATAGCTGGATTTGTAGGATTAGACCACAAGACATACCGAACAGTGTAGTAAGAAGTGCTGTGGCCATACCTGTGCCTATTTCTTTTAGAGCATTTTGCGCTGATTGTGTACTACTGATATCTAGATCAGAGAAGGCATTACCAAGCATGATAAGAAACCCAATAACAGTACCGATCATACCAAGTGACACCATTGCTTGTGCACTAAACCAAAGTTTTTCTGTTACTTTTGGATTGAAAGGAGATTTAGTCGATTGATGACCAGCAATGATTGATGATATGAAGAAGATAAAAATTATGAAAAAGCTCAATTTAGTAGGATCGTTTTCATAGACATAATGGTAAAACCCAAAATAATTAGCTAGAGTAGCTAGTAGAAGAACGAATCCAAAAATAGAAAACCAAAAAGAAAATTTAGAATATTTAATCATATCATCAACCTTTTATTATATTTATATATCAGAAGCTCCAAAAGATTTTTTTCTTGGAGCTTTGTCAATACATTTTGACATAATTTTACAAGTTTACATTTAACAATATGAAAAATACTATTTTTATAGTAATTGAAGGAAAGCTAATCGTTTTCC